TCTGTGAAGAAGTCCAGAGAGAAGGACTCGGACAGGTGCTGGCTTACTTTAAGACCCCTGATAGGATGTCGGAGTATTTGACAAGTCTTAAGCAGTACTTTACGTTGTCATCCGGAGTGGGGACGCTCCTTGGCGTTAGCGCTTCTTATATGATAATATCTAGGATCATGTCCACTCTGTCTCTGACGACTCAGGGTCTTATTGCCGGAACGCCGCCTGACGGGTGGCACCGTGCCGAACAGACTAACGCCCCTGTTATGCCAGCAGATCCTCCTAGCACTTGGTCCTTTGAACATATGCAGGAGCAGGTCGCTTTGCAGGTTGTGCAAGTGATCGGCTCTGGCTTCGAAGGCAGTGATATGTATGGAGTGATATACAGGAACGGGTGGGTACTGTTTCCCACTCATGCCTTTGGTAAACCAGGCGTGATAGACATTAAGTACAGAGCTGCCACTTTTAGGGTCAGGAGAGAACACACTCACCTGTACCACAATGCTGAACTGTCTCTGACTTATGTTGCGGGGCTAACTGGATGCAATGGAATCCACAAGTATGTCCAACTGTCCGCCTGTGGCTCACGTTCGCTGTCTGACGGGGTTCTTATAGGGCCCCGAATGATACGGGTTGGACGGGCTGACAGTTCTAAGCAGTGGAATTTTCCCGCGTGGCAGTACGCCAATCTTACTGAATCAGGGGACTGTGGGCATCTTTTAGGTGCTCTGGGACCTGGTGGATATCCCCGCATCTTTGGTGTCCACATCTTCGCTCAACCTGGACAGTGGTCCAAGGCAGTGGAAATTTGCCGAGACCTCATTGATGGAGTTATTCTACAGAATTCACCCGACAGAGTTTTAGCGGAAGGTTGCTTTGCCGGTAATCTTACTCAGTCAGCACCTCTGGAGCCTTTTCCCCCAAAATCAGAGATTTGGGTCGCTCATACTTTCTGGCAGAACAAAGCTATTTGTTGGGGAATGCGAGCGGTCGCAGGTCGGACGGTTAAAACAGGTTTCCGCAAGACCAGTTTCCATGAGGAAGTGAGAGCATTTGCTGAGGAGAAGCAGATATTTCACGACTACGCACCTCCGCAGTTCAAAGGTGGAATGGTTGATGGAGTTTATACCTCTCCGTACACACATGCGCTTAAAGAGAGCAATACTTCCGATACCACCTACCTGGACTGCGTAGATTATCTCGTAGACCGATTGGCAGGCCACTGGGGTGGTTTCCTCACGGAGGATGAAGCTCTGCGTGGCGTGCCCGGTGAATTCAACTCAATCAATCTCCGCTCATCGATGGGACCACCACATGGAGGCCCCAAAACACGTCACATTACGCCTGATCGTGCCTACATATCCCCCGAGCTTAGAAGCACTCTGGATGAGATTGAATCTATCCTTGCAGAGGGTAAGGTACCTAGGATCATGGCAGAGGCTGTCCTCAAGGACGAGATCCTCAAGGTTGGTAAGCCCGCTCGCGTGTTCTGCATGGTTGCAGCCGCATTTAACATTGCGTGCAAGAGGAGGTTTGCTATCCTCAAGCGTGCCATGCGAAGTAGCTTCGGAACGTCTGAATGCTGTGTCGGCATAGACATGGGCAGTCGATGTTGTGAGGATATAGTGCGCATTCTTCAATCGAGGAAATACATCTATTCAATGGATTGTTCCCGTATGGATAAGATGTGGACTCCTCAATGTTGGGATGCTGTCGCGGAAGTAATTCGTCGTATCACAGCAATTTCGGCAGGAGAAAGAGCGGGCTTTGAGGCATGGGCTCTTGTTATGGCGATGAAGGAGGCTATCATTTCGGTCAAAGGAGACCTGTTTACAGCTTTCTGGAATATTTCCGGAAATGATATCACTGTTGAGCTGAATAGCATCCTACTGTCGCTCATGCTTGAGAAAACCAGGCGCCACTACGGCATAGAATTTCTTACTTTAACCTACGGGGACGATAACATCAACGTGAGTGAAGACCCTCTGCCCGCGGATTTCTTCCAAACTTTTACGCGTATCACGGGTTTTCAGGTCACTGACGCCAATAAAAACGCAACCCCACAGGCTGAGGCTCTTACTGAGGTTTCGTTTCTGAAGCGAACGTTCCGGTACGACGAGGAGTACGAGTGCTGGTGCGCTCCTTTGAGTGAGTCCAGTATTGTTAAGATGCTTCTCTTCAGAGGGCGTTCGCCTCTGTCCCCTACTGACCATGAGGACCAGTTGGTGGACGCCGCTAATCGCTACGCCGTTCTCCTCGGGCGCCGTCGTTACGAAGAGTGGAGAGCTCTCTTGTCTACTTTGACAGCCAGGCCTCTGCTTCATTATGATGACGCCATGAAGGATTATAGCGAAGGTACTTTCTCTGATTGGTGTGCCAGAGAAATTGTTCATGACGGAACTCCGTCTTTCACCCCCCCCCCTGTGGAGTATCAGGGAAAAACTAATTTCATGGAGTCTTCTTCAAATAATGCCCTGAC